CACCGATACAACCACGGCCTTGCCTGCGGCCTCGGCGACAGGGATGGGCAGGATGCGGCTTGCCGCCTCGTCCCGTGCAGCCTCGGCCCCCGCCTTCGCCGCTTCCGCCCCTGCCCGCGCGGCCTCTGCGCCATCCTTCGCGGCACCTGCCGCTGTCGCGCTTCCTGCCGCAGCCCCGGCAGACGCCTGCGCCCCGGCCAGCGCGGAGTTGATGTCGTTCATTATCTGGTCGGGCCGCGTGGTCGAATCCATGCGCACCTGCACACAGCGGCCCACGGCCTCGCGCAGTTGCTGCGCCATGACGGTGAGCCTGTCCATGCCACGCTCCACCACGCGCACGTCGAACAGCCCCGTATTGGTGTACCTGTCGAGTTGTTCGAAGGGCACGTCGCGCCAGATGAGCAGCTTCGCACCTGCCGCCAGCGGCGTGGCAAGGGTCAGCGTGCCGCCCACGTCCACGCCCTGCTGCACGGTGTAGTCCGTGCCGTTGGCAAGGTCGGTCGCCACACCGCCGACGATGCGCTGCGCCCGCACCCATGCCGTGTCGTGGAACACCCACCGCACCGGAAACGCCGCCTGCGCCCCGTCGCCGCTGTAGGTATGCGGCGTGTAGTCTCGTGATACGCTCATGTTGCCTCCTAGAAATGCTTCGGACGAGGCATGACCAGCGAAAGCGGTGTGCCTTCGCCATCCTGCCATTGCTCATAGCCGCGCACGGCGGAGCGCAGACGCTGCGCGACAGGGATGCGTGCCGCCATGGAGATGATGTCACCAACAGCCCAGAACACCGTGGAAAGCGTGTCGTCGTCCCAATCACCGAACAACGCCCCTGTTCCCCGGCGGGCCTTGCCAAGCACGTCGAATCCGGCATCGAGCGAACTTCTCACCCGCGCCCCTCCGCGTGCGCCGTATTCGCCTGTCGCCAGTTCGACCAAAGGTGACCCGAACACGGGCAACCGCGCCGAAGCGAAGTCGAGCAGACTCGCCAGCCACAGCCCCGGCAACTTCTCGCGGTCGTCGTCAGAGCCGAACATGCCCCGCGCTACGGCCTGCAACAGCCACATGGCCGTGGCAGGAAGCAGCGTGTCGTAAAGCTGGAAACGGGCGTAGCCGCGCCATGAAAGCTTGCCAGCCTTGCGGGCGGCGGCATGGGTGCGCTGCCGTTGCGCGTAGAGTTCCGTCGCGGAACAGAACATGTTGAAGAGGCGGGCCGCGCCGTTGCTGCGCAGGAACGAAGAACGGGAAGAGGCGTCGAAGTCCGGGTTGCTGCGCTTCACGGCATCATCGGCGTAGCGCATGGCCTCCTCGTGCCCGGCCTTCTGCGGGTCGATGCTGCCCAGTTGCACCTCACTACCCTTCGCGCCAGCGAGTTCATCCATGCGCTTCTGATAGGCCCCAAGCCACACAGCCGTTGTGGCCACCATGTCCATGTAGACAATGGGCAACATCCCCGCCTCGACCACCTTCTCGTAGTCGATGTTCACGCCGCGAACAGTGAACGATAGACTGCGCTTCTCCGGGGCTATGCCCCGCATGAGTTGCTGCATGTCTTGGTCGATGTTCCCTGCACGCGATGCCATGTAGGGACTCACAGCCTGTATTTCGCGGATGATGCCCACGGCATCGCGCTTTGCCGTGTAGAGCTTCTTTATCCCGGCCCAGACATACTCGCGCCCTATGTCCTGCATGGCAGGGAACACCGCAGTCGACTGGAGAAGCGCGGTCTTGATGTTCCACGCCAACCCCACGTTGACGATGTACTTGCGCAGGATGTCCGCCCCCATGACGATGCCACTCTCCGCCGGAGCATCGTTGCGTACAAGGCCACGCAGGTTGGAGCGGATGGCATCGTGGTCGTGCTTCCCGAAGGCCCGCACGTATTGCTCACGCCATGCCGGTGACTGCGTGACCTTATCCACGAAGCGCACAGGTTCCGCGAAGGCGATGAACCGTGCGGCATTGTCGATGTGTTCAAGCAACACTCCGGTATCGAGCCGCACCGGCAACCCCGGAGCGCCATCGCTACGGGCCTTCGTGTGTCCCCGTTTGGCTGCCGGAGTCTGGAACAGCGCGTCGTTGCGGTTGAGTATGTCGTCGGCCTCTGTCCATGCAGCGACCTTGCCGGAGAGATGTCCGTCGTACATGACGGGGTAGTACCCGCCATTGAGGTAGAGATGCCCGAGACCAGGCAGCAAGATGCCCTTTGCCTCGACCTTGTTCGGTGCGAAGCCGTAAAGACGCTTGTGTACGGCCTCCGTCTCCGGCCACAGGCTGTCGATGACGTCCAGAATCTGCTGGATGTCCTGCCAGTCCTCACGGGTGAAGAGCCCTTGCACCTTCGGCCCCGTGATTGCGGGAGGCGTGAAGACGTTCTCGGCCGCGCCCTCCTTCTGCCGCAAGGCGAAAAGGCGCGTCGCCATGTCATCGCCAAGCATCTGGGCCACGCTCTCGTATGAGAGGTCTTGGTAGCCCGCCAGCACACGCTGCATGTTCGATTCGTTGCCCATGTTCAGGGCAAGGGCGAGGGCGTTGTCCACCGTCCAGTGGTTGCGCCCCGAGGCTGCCCACAGCGAAGGAACGGCCAGTGGCTTACCGTCGCGCCCGATGATGTGCAGCTTCTTCCCGTGCTGCTTCTCGATGTCGCGCACCCGCTGTGAAAGCCTGTCCATTATGGGGGTCAGTCTGGTTGCGAGGTCGTGGCGCAAGGCCCGCAACTTCTCCTCTCCCTCTGTGATGGCCCCGAAGAGTGCCTGCTCGTTGACTCCGGCGTGACCGTCAGGCCCGATGTTCGCATAGGCATCGGCTGCTCCGAACTGCCAGCGCAACGCCGTATGTTCTGCCCAGAACTTGTCGCGCAGGTCCTGCCATCTGCGTCGCTCTGTCCCACGCCATGCCGTTGTCGAGGCGGCCGGCAGGTCGCGCATCGATGCCGCTGCCTCATTCGCCACGGCGGTCACGCGCGCGGCCTCGGTGTTCTTCTCTGCACCGCGCGCTTCGCGGCCCATGTGTTCAAGGTGGCGCAGCAGGTTCACCACGTCGCGCAGTTCACCATGTGTCAGGTTGCGATAGTCGAGCCGCCCGTCCGGGCCGGGTTCACGCCGCGCATCCGGCCCTCTCCCGTCCAGCAGCCAGTCGGGGAACGACGGTGCCACGTCCATCGGGGCATCAGGCCCACCATGGTACGCAGCGAGAATGTCGCGCAGGGGTACGAGTGCGTCAGCAAGGTTGCGGGCCTTGGCTGATGCACCGCCTAGCCCGTAGGAGTGGAGCACGCGCCGGATGCCTTCAGCGGCCAGATTGTCCACCGCGCCCGGCTTCAACCCCGCAAGCCTGCGCCCGAGCACTTCGGCATCTTCCATCTCACGCCTCACGCGCACGGCCATGGAGCCGAGTTCGTGCGCGATACGCACCTGTTCCAGCGCGCGAAAGGCCATGCGCAGGTCACCCGAAGCCAGCGAGCGGGTTCGCTCGCCAAGAGCCTTGCGCAACGCGGCGCTGTACCTGTCGGGCCGAACGTCGCGCAACGGCGTGGAGCCAATCTCATTCGCGGCCACGGCCCGGATGTATTCACGCGGGGTGCGCAAGGCATCCACACGGGCCGCCATCGCCTCCGGCGTCTTCCAGCCCTTCTCTCGCGCCATGAGCTTCAAAAGTTCGGTGTCGACCGCTTCAAGGTATTCGCCGTAGCTGTCCCCGGCGAGGAACATATCGCCCGGGTCGGCCTCCGCATCCTCTGCGGCCAGCATCTGTTGGGCGAGGTCTTCGGTGGCACTGGCTTGCGTCTCGCGCTGGAGGCATAGCCGGTCGTACATCTCGTTCCAGAGTGTATCGGCATCCTCGAAGCCCCGTTCGTTGGCCACGTCGTCCAACGCCATGCCGCCCTTGCTGCGAACGAGGCCCGGACGACGCTTTGCCAGTTCGTTCACGGCTTCGACCCCGTAGTTCTCGACGAGGTGCGCCCGGTTCAGTCCGGGGCCGCGAGACAGGAAGGTGAGTGCCGACCAGAGAGGATGTTCCGCCACCATGCGTCGGGCTTCACGCCGATGCCCTGCCAACCGTTCGGAGCGGTCTCGCAGCGTGGCCGCGTCCATGCCCGCCTGCACGTTCTGTTCGGCCTTGTTGCGCAGGTCATCCAGACGGAGGGCTATCTCGGTATCGCCTCCGGCGGCTTCTGCAAGCTGGCTGATGAATCCCCCTTCGCCTTCGAGCATCACGGAGATGTCACGATGACGGCGCATGGCTTCGTCCGTCGCCAGCATCCTGTCGAAGACCGTGCGCACTTCGTCGGTGAGTTCCACATCGAGGTCACGACTGCGCCGATAGATGGCGGTCAGCCAACGGCGAAACGTGGCGAACAATCCGGAGAGCTTCTGCGATGGAGGAGTGCCCTCGCGCAAGTACGCCTCGAAGCCGCGCGCGGTGGCTTCGTGCCACTGCACGCGCTGCGCGTCTGTGAGGTCACCCGTCGCCGGAACCTCTGCCCACTCGCGCAATGCGGCAAGGTCCGCGCGGGCCTTTTCAAGGCCTCGCATGTGCGAAGCCAGACCACCAAGCGCAATGTCAGCCCGGCGGGCCGCACGGGTCATGTGGGCATTGTCGGCCTGTTCCGCGCTTCTCTGGATGTCGCGCAGCACCTTGCGTGCCTTGGCGATATCTTCAAGCCTCCCCTCCGTCGCTGCGACCTTGGCCCGGTCAATTTCGGCCTGTACGTTCACGGGCAACGTGCCAAGGTCGCCAAGCCTGCGGTCGAGGCTCTCAAGCATTTGCGTCGCGTCTGCCGCTGCCACGGATTCGAGGTCATCGAGAAAGATATGGCCGCTCTCGTGCGCCACGCTCGAAAGGTCGGCGCCCTTGAACAGCTGCACCAGTGCTTCGCCTTCGGAGAACGTCACGCGGGCGCGCTCACCCTGCGCAAAGCGTTCCCCCTTAATGCCCTTCCCTCCTTTGGCCTGCGAATCTGGGGCGGCCTTGCCTTCATTGCCAGCAGGCGTTATAGTTAAAGCGTATTCACCGCGTGGGGTGGAGGCGTTCTCTATAGCCCCCCCGGTGGTGGCAGAATGAGACGCCTCATTGCCTGCCCCCATTATCTGACTTTCAACATAGCCTCCCCCTTTTCGCCCCTTGCGGGCGATTTTTGTTGTCAGCTCCCCGTCATGCAGGACGAGCATGTCCCATATGTCTTTCTGTAGCTCCGCGTCGAAGTACTTCTTGATGAGGTAGGCCTTGGCCTTGCCTTCCGCCGTGGCGAATTCCACGGTGATGTCATCGTTCTTCAACGTGGTAAGCAACGTATGCACATAGCTGTCGCGCTGGACGTCACGTCCCACGAAGTGGGCATAATCCAGAGCTTCGCCTTCCTTGCGGAAGCGTAACGTCCCTTTCTCCGGGAAGAACTTGCGGACGATGGACTTGAGCATCGCAAGGTAGGCGTTCTCGTCTTCCAGCTTCAGACGTTTGACGTCCGCAGGGTGCAAGCTCTCCAGATAGGCCCGAAGTTGTTCCCTGTCCGTTAGCGACGGTTCGACACCTGTGTCCTCGAAGTCCATGCGCACAGAACGGTCGTCAGAATAGATGGACTTCTTCGCCGCCTGCGCGAAGGTGAGAACCTCTTTGCCGTCGTCCCCTGTCCCGCTCCAGCCATCGCCCTCCTCGGCTTCGATCTCGGGCACTTCACTTCCCTGCACGAACCTACGCCGCGCGAGCAGCACCACGGGGTCTACGCCATACCTTGCAGAGAATGCCCGCGCCTGTTCGGCATGAAGCGCCGCATAGCCCTGCGCCACATGGCGCGCCAACCCCGCCGCACGCAGTTCCGAGGCGATGCGCCGCTCCTCCTTCGCCACATCCGCCGTCACCTGCGCCGTACTCCGCACGCGCATGAGTCCATCTCGCATCCGCGCTTCCGGGTCATGGTCGTGCGCTTCGTCCAGCGTCATGCCTGATGGGGCCAGTCTCGCACTGGCAAGCAAGGCATCACGCTCTCCGCCAGAGGTGCGGGAGAGCACCCGCAGCGTGTCCACCTGCATCGGTGCCCCGCTTCGCCCTGCCGCCTCCAGTTCTTCCGGGGTCACTCCCAACGCCTCAAGCCGTGCGGGGTCGACGGTCTGAACCGCTGACCGCGGTGCATCCTCGCCTGCCTCGTTCTCATGCGGCACGAGGTCGCCTTGTGCGTAGCTGCGCACAGTGTCGGCATCCAGCCAGAGGTTTCCTGCCTCTTCGGGTATCAGCCCGGCAGCCACCTCCTCGAAGATGTCGGCACCGCGCCCGTGCAAACGTGACGCATCGACAGCAGCAGCGGCCTCGGCAAGCGCCGCCCCGGCCTCGACGCGAGACGATGCCGCCATGGCATCCTGTCCTATGTCGGCCATCAGTTGCGCTATCTCTCTCGCCTGTGGCGAGATGAAGGACGCGCGCGAAAGCCCCGCATCGGGACGATGCACCCGACCACCTGCCCCAAGGCCCAGAAGCGCAGCGGGGCCGATGGGGGTGAGGTCTCGCAATCCTTCAGCCATGGCCGACAGAACCTGCGGCAGGGGCTGGCCTTGCGCTATCGCTTCAATGCCGTTCTGAATGGGATTCTCGAGATATTCGGTGAGGCCTTCGGTCGCTCCTGCGCCGACCTTGGCCGCCACATCGAGGGCGGCCCCCTGCGCTCTGGCTGGCAGCTTGCCGAGCACGCGCATAGCTGCGGCACGGGATGCATCGGCAGCGGCGCTATCTGCGAAGAATGCACCTGCTCCCAATGATTCGAGGACGCCTGTCGCCATACCGAACGCCAGCGAAGCCGAGAGGGCTGTGTTGACGTCCATGCCGTCGTCACGCAGTTGTTGCCAGAATGCGCCCGCCTCCTGTGCACCGCCTGCCAGTGCCGCAAGGGGTGCGCCTCCTGCCACGTACGCGGCGATGTTCACAAGCTGTTGCACCAGCACGTCCCCGCCCTGCGTGGCGAGCCATTCGGGGTCGAGCATCAGAAGCGGCTTCTCCCATACCTGCTCGGCTGTGTAGTCGGCTTGCGGGCGTGCTGCCAGTTCCGGCAGGTCGAGCACCTCCTGATAGTGCTCCGCGCTGCCCTTGCCTACATTCTCGATGGCTCTTCCGAGAAGATGCAGGGGGTTGGCATCATCGCGGTAACCGGGCAATGCGGTTGCCAATCCTCCGGCATTCGCAGCGTACTGCACTGCACCGCCGACCATCATGGCCATCTGCCCGGCAGAGCGCCCCGCAACTGATGGCGCGCGATACGGGATATTGCCAATGGCGCGAACCGTACCCGCGAACTTGTCCAGCGCCCTCTCAAGTCCGGATAGGTGCTTCACGTCATCGTGCGCCACGAGAGACGCTTCGGTGTCTGCCAGTGCCGCGAGTGTCCTTGGCCCGGCGGCCCGCAGGTCGTCGAGCCCCGGAAGTTGCAGGACTCGTCGGGCCGCATCGCGGTTCCGTAGCGCGGCAGAGAACGGCGTCCCTGTCAGTCTCGCAGCGCGCAGGGCTTCAAGAGCGGCCTCGGGCGATACGCGCCCCGCCATGTCCAGCGCATACGCCGCGCGCATGACCGTGGCCTCGTGCTCATCTGCCACCCCTGCTTCGTTTCCGGCATCCCATGTATCGAGGCCTTCGGCGGAGGGCAGGTCGACAAGTCGCGCGTCAGTCCCGAAGAGAGGGTCGTGTGCGGTGCGCCAGCCTTGCACACTCGGTAACGATGCAAGCTCAAGCTCCGCCATGTCCGCCCGCACGTCGCCTGCATAATCGCCCGTGGCGTCCACCAGAGCACCCGACGCGGCGAGCCGTTCCACACGGTCGGACATGCCATACATGGCGTCCGGTGCGCCCAACCCGGTGAAGTCGAACATGGGCGCTTCATCCTGCCCCACTGACTGGGTTGCAGTGCTGCTGTCTTCAGCCTTCGCCCGGCTCGTTGCGGTCAGGTGTGCGTCAGGTTCGCCAAGCCCCGAAAAGTCATATTCCTGCGTCATTACTTCATCCACTTCTTGAAGTTCTTGAGGTAGAACGTCTGCACTCGTTCCGGGGTGACGGCGAATCCTCCGCTTTTAAGCACTTGTTCTATTTCACTTTTCACATCATCAGGCACAACAAGACTCACGTCTTTGCCATCCTGCATCTTTAGTCGGGCTTTCGGCCCTGTTTCCACGTCATCCCAGAACCTCCCCTTCACCCGGTAGTCGGCGAAGGTCTCAAAGAGCAGAGCGTCGGCCTTCTCGGTGGAGTCGATGCCGCGTGAAAGCAGCAACTCCTGAATGTTGCTACGTATTTCATTGTAGTTGAGCCGTTCTTCCGCAGAATGCCTACCTGCGCGGCCCTTGATTTCCTTCTTGTCCCACATCAGGTCGAACTGGCGCAGCGCATAGGCATGGGCGTTACGAACGCTCTCCTTCGTCTGCACGGTCGTCAGTTGTTCGCGGTCTGCGGCGTTGATGTAGGGGCCGAATTCACCCTCGGCGGAAAGGTCGAGTCGTTCGCCAAGCGCGATACGCCGATGAGCTTCGCTGTACTTCGCTTTGTCAGAGACGAAGAACTCGTCGGCACTGCGACGGCTTGCGGCCATGAGCCAGCCCTGATTCTCCGGCGAGGCCGAGGCGATGATGCGAGCCTTGTCCTGCGACGTCTGGGCGGCATCGAGCGCGGTCTTCAGCGTCGTGCGTTCCGCCTTCAGGGCCTCACGTTCCGCACGCGCCTCCATCGACTCGCGGAACGACCACTCGCTCTTCACATAGCTTTCAAGGGCCTGCCGCCTGTCGGGGTCTGCCTCCGTCTCGCGGATGTGGCGCACAGCCCCTACGATGTCGCCACCGAACCGTTGTGCCAGCGTCTGGCCATGCTCCAGCACATAGAGCTTGTCGGCCTGCTGCCGCACCTGCCCTGCGACCTCGTCGTACCTGTCGCCCAGCTGGGCGCGGTACTCGGTGAGCAGCCCTTCCGCCCCGGCCACATCGCCCTTGACGATGCGGGTGCGGATGGCGTTCTCCGCAAGGCTCCTGTCCACCCCGGCGAGATGCGCGGTGAGGTCGCGCCCCGGCATCAGGGCGTGGGCTTCGCGGGCATACTCGTCGCGCCGGGCACGCACCGCGCCCATGTCGTCGGTAGAGGCGGCGAACTGCACAAGCTCCGTCTCTCGCGCCGCGAGGGTGTCCTTGCGGTACAGTTCGTCCTGCTGCTGCCCATAGGCGAACCCGCGTGCGATGCTGCCTTCAGCCGCCCGCCCCGAATACCGGTCGAACATGAACAGGGCCTTGTCGTTGCCCGCGAACCGTTCGCGGTAGCGGCCCCGGTTCTCGTTGTGCCACTGCTCGAAGGCAGCCCCGGCTTCGCGGGCGTCTGCGCCCTTGTGCTTCTCGGTGAACTCGCGCTCGAAGGCGCGGGCCTCGCGTTCGTACTGGTCAGACGCGGCAAGGACGTCGGTGGCCAGCCGCAGTTCACTGCGTTCGCGCTCCTCGCGGGCGGCCTGTTCACCAAGCTGCATCCCGCCACGCAGGGCGGATGCCGCAAGGCGAGTGCCCGCCGTGCGCGTGGTGTCGAGGCTGGCGCGCTGCAAGGCCGGGCCGCCGATGTCGGGCACGGCCCCCTGTGCCTTCTGGGTGTAGATGACGAGTTGCGGCATGGTGCTCCCTCCTGGTTCTGACTAGCGGGTGCCGAGAGCTACCCGGTTCCATCCGCCCCCGACGCCGCCCGAGCGGTTGCCGTCGAAGACGTGGCCCATGCCCCCGCCTCCCTGCGCACCGCCGAACCCGCCCGCCATGGCGTAGGTGCTGAGTCCGGCCATCGTGCCCGTCACGGCCCCGGTGAGCAGACTTGTGCCAAGGCTCCCCGCCGTGCGTTTCAGCCAGTTCGCCTGCGAGTCCTGCACGTCGGCCTGCCAGTTCGAGAGTTGCGCCTTGCGTCGCGCCTCCCACCCCACCACCTCGTGGCGGTAGCGGTTCTCGCCCATGTCGTCGGCGAAGAGGTCGGCGTTGCCCAGAAGCGTGTCGAGCGCGCTGCCGCTGTCCAAGGCCACATTGCCCGACGAGAGCAGCGAGCGGTTCCGGCCTGACGTGGCCTCGTAATCGCGGCGCAGACGCGCACGCTCGCGGTCGACCTCCTCCTGTGCGGCGATGCCCTGCCTCTTCTCAAGGTCGGCCTGCTGGCGCATGGCTTCGGCATTGGCGCGGGCGACCTTGGCCTCGTAGTTCTTCTGGCCGCGTTCGGCCTCCGCCCCCATGAACGATTGCGCCCCGGCGAGAGCGCCCACGGTCAGGGCGATGACGGTTGCTGCACCCATCTTGCCTCCTAGATTTGCCCGCCCGAGGTCGCGCTCGGGTCTACGTCGTAGACGATGGCCAGCATGGTCATGGGCGTGGGGTCTGCCACACGCACCAGAACCGTGGCCTCGTCAGTCCATCCGCCGTCGATGGTCACGTCCCTGTCTCCGGTCACGAAGGCGGGGCGCGTGGGGTCTGCCGCGTCGTGGGCCAGCACGTCCCACAGGTGGTCGGGGTCTGCCCCGGCGAGCACTCCCATGCTTCGGTACAGGCGCAGACGCGCCCCCACGATCTTGCGCACGCGCGTGAGCGTCGAACCGTTCTGGGCCGGAATCTCGGGTCGGGTCGGGATGATGTCGGTGATGTACGGCAAGCCCACATGGATGACGGAGGCCGCCCGGTCGAGGGTGATGCCCCCGCCCGTGACCGTGCGCGGTGGCATGACGTAGCCGTCGGCGAGGATGGCGACCTCGCGCCCTTCGAGGTGTTCAAGCCCCGTCACCTGCGTGACCGGTGCGCCAGCATACGAAAGGCCGGCGTCCACGAAGAAGGCGTTCCCGGGCGTGGCCTCGTCGAAGAAAGGGGCCATGCGTTCGACGTAACGCCTCTCCTGACCGCCCACGATACGCCGCACGAGCATCCACACGGTGTCCGTGCCGTCTGCCGTGGCATCGCCGCCGGGAATGACGGTCACGTCCTCCACGACGCCATCTGTGTCGTGCCGGTGCCAGCCCACCACGTCGTGCTCACGCAAGAAGGTGAGCGCCGCCAGCGTGCCGTCGTCGAGCACGCACCACACGATGGAATGCGGCGACTGCTGATAGGCCCACGCACGCACCTTGCGCCCGCGCAATACACCCGTGAGCAGCGTGAGGTCGGGGGCCACATAGCCGTCACGCTCGAAGCTGTAGGTGAACTCGCGCACCACGCCGCCCCCGCGCTGCACATACAGCAGCGAATCGCCCGCACGCACGGCGGGCACGCCCTCGCTACCGCGCACCCCGTGCGACTGGAATTGCAGCGACGTGGGCGTGACAGGCCCGCCCTCCTGTCCGGAGAGCGTCCACTCGCCACCCTCCGTGCCAAGGCAGAGGGTGCGGTCGCCCTCTATCCACACGAAGCGGTTCTGGCGCTGCCCGGCGAGGGTGGCCTCGATGCCGTCGTCATCCTGCGGCGGGCGCGAGGCCGCGAGGTTCTCGAACGCCGCCGACTGCGAAAGCCACACCGTGAGCGGTCGCTTGTCAGACCCGGCGAAGCCTAGCCGCTGTTGCCAGAAGAAGACCAGGCCGGGGTACTCGCCCGCAGCCGTGAACGGGTTCTTCGCTTCGGGCACGGTGTCTTCGGTGTCGGCCCCTATGTTGCGGTCGTCGAAGAAGGTGTCGCCCCCCACGGCCCGCCCGATGAAGCCGAAGACGCCATAGCGCCGCTTGTACACCCGGTATTCGACGGCCCCCGGCACGGCGGCCCATGAGACACGCACCCAATAGGTCGAGCTCATGGCCGTGGTGGTGATGGTGCCTTCAGGCGAGGCAAGCGACTCCTCGCCCGTGGTGGCGGAGACGGCGGTCACCTTGTAGCTGTAGGTCTCGTTGCCGGGGCCGGGCGTGGCCCCCTGCGCCGCCAGCGTCAACGCGCCGGGCGCGGCCTGCGCGGGCATGAAGGTGGGCGTGGTGAAACGCCAGTCGTCGTCGGCATGACGCGAGAGCTTGCGCGGCGGATGGTTGCGGCTGGCGATGTAGATGACGTCCGCCGACTGCGCGAACCGTAGCCCCGCGATGTCCGCCGCCCCGTAGGGTGAGGCGACCTCATAGGGCTGACCGTTCTTGCTCACCAGTCCGGCGTCCATCCACACCCGCACATAGCCGGGGCCGAACTCCAGCACGCGCGACTGCGCAGCGGAGAAGACGAACGGCACCAGACGCACCGGCCCTGTGCCCTGCTCCTTGGCTGCCCCCATGAAGCGCAGCCCCGGCCTGCGGGTGACCGGCCCCTGTGCCAGCGGCACGGCGTTGCGCATGGTGAGCGCACCGGTCTGGTAGCGTATCTGGTCGGCCCGCGCCGTGAGCAAGGGCGAAATCTCGCCGCCGTTGAAGGCTTGCTGGACAGGATAGATGGTGCCCATGGTTCTTTTCCTGAATGCGGTGGTTTGAGGTTGTGTTCATCCACCCACGGCGCGGAAGTTTGTGTTCCGGCAAGGAAGCAGGCGTCGTTCGCGACGGGAGCGTACTCTCACGGTACGTGACCGGAGCGAACGGAACGGCTGACGCAGCCCGAAGGCGAAATCCCGCGCCGTGCTACCCTCGCGCCTTGATGAAGCAGCACTCGGCCCCCTCATCCAGTTCCACTTCACGACTCGTGGCTGCGTCATTGAGGCGCGCGGCATCGACCACCCACTGGTACCGGTCGAGCATGGCGCGCATCATGGCCCCGCCATCGCGGGCCAGCGGCAACGCCACTTCGGCAGCCAGCTTCGCGGCCACGGCGTCGCAGAAGTCAGGGGGCCAGAAGGTGGGGTCGGCATCGCGGGCCACGTAACGGGTGTTGCAGGGGGCGGCATCGGTGTAGATGCTCCCGCGCACCACCTCGAAGGGCAGCCCCTGTCGTGCAAGGTTCCCGTCTGCCCGCACGTCGATGACGCGCACGCAGTCGGCAGGCAGCACATAGGCGTGGGCGAAGCCGAACGGGGGCGGCGTGTCACTCTTCGAAAGTGCGGCCCACACCGTGGCGTGCGCCCACGGGTGCGCCCGTAGCACCTCGTCCACCACGTCGCGCCACGCTGCGGAACAGCGCACGGCGGAGGGTGTCTGCTGCTCGGGGCTGGCTATCTCCGTCTGACCGATGAGCCGCAGGGCCTTGTTCATGATGCCGACGATGCTGGGCATGTCTTCTCCGAAAGGGCCGGGTCACCCCGGCCCCGTTGCTGTTACTTCTTGCTGGAACCCTTGGGCCCGGACTTGCCGCCCTTGTCTGCGGCTTCCTGCCCGGCGTCCTGTCCTGCGTCGGGCTTGCCAGCGTCGTCGCCAGCCCCGGCGTCGTTTCCGGCATCGGGCACGGTGGCTGCCCCGTCTTCGGCCAGCTTCAAGGCAGCGGTCACGGGGTCGGTGGCATCGCCAACCACATCGGCCTCCGGCACCACCACGGGCGGGCCGTCCACGAGTTCGAACAGTGCAGGGTCGAGCGTTTCGGTGTCCGAGGTCTGGATGTCGCTACCGCGCAGCACGAACGTGCCGTGGCGCGTGGTGTCGACACGTGCTTTCCATATGCGCATGTCGGCCTCCCCTAGCGCGGCAGGTAGGTGGTGAACACGTCCACGGTTCCCGTGGGCGCGGTGTCGTCGGTGGTCAGCTTCACCTTGACGAAAGGCCGCACGTCAGAGGCCAGCGGCAGTACGCCGATGACCTCCCCGGCCTTGATGGTGGTCGCCCCGGCGAAGGTCTTCTTGAAGAGGACGGGCACATCGGCATAGCTGCCGTTCTGCGTGTCGCAGTCCTGCACGGTGACGGTGAGGCTCTTGCCCGACGAGAAGCCCACCTGCGTGGCGGCCACGATGGCAAGCTCAAGCGCGCCCTGCGTGTTGTGGGCGCGGATGGGGCCGCCGTTGCCGGGGGTCGAGGTGTTCACCGGAACGGCCTGCGCCTTGGCGAGGTATTCACCGTTCACGCGAAGGATGTTCTTGTACATGGTTGCTCCTTTACTGCCCCGGCGCGGCATCCCCGCACACGCCGGGGCGTTGCGGGTTAGGCGTAGGCGGGCAGGCCCGTGACGACAGCGTCGGTGCCGTCATTGAAGTTGTACGAGGTGACGATTTCGATGCCGTTCCAGTGGGTGAAGGTGCGGTCGATGTCCTTGTCTTTGGTGCCCACCTGCAGCGAGTTGCCCTTGTACTGGTTGAGCAGGTTCTTGCAGCGCTCGTGGCAGAAGAGCAGCGTGTTGCCGTTGCTCGACCCGCGCACCATGGCGATGAGGTCGTCCACCATGGCCTCGGTGGGCTTCTTGCCCTTCTGGATGTTGACGATGGCGCCCACGGTGTTGGGGTTGGCAATCTGGATGCCGAGATAGGCCTTGAGGCGCAGCCCGTAGACCAGCACGCCCTGATAGGTGCCGCCGCTGGCCTTGTAGAGAGTGCCACCGGCAATGGGCTGCACGTCGAGCATGGTGCCCTGCTTGAAGCCCTCGGGGCTGTAGAGGCCGCAGGTCTCGCCCTTCACGAAGCGCACGGCCACGAGGGAGTAGCTCCCGCCGGAGGTTCCGCCCGCGTCGATGGCCTTGCCCTTGTCGAGGGCGTAGCGCAGGAAGTTGTCATAGATGATGCGCTGTTCGGCGGTCTGTCCGCTCTTGCGCAGCACCTTGTCGATCTTCTTGGCGAAGTACTTCTCCTTGCCGCCGAACATCTGGGCGGTGTCTTCAGGGCATTCGATTTCACCGCCGAGAATGCCGAGGTCGACCTTCGTCAGCTTGGTCGCGGCATCGACCACGGGCAGGGGGGCGTTCATCTCCACAAAGCCCGCGCCCTGCACGTCCACCACTTCCTCGTAGTTGTTCCACATGGCGTGGGATGCCGCGTCGAACGGGATGCGCTTCATGATGGGGGCCTCTTCGGTGAGGGCGTCCACCTGATGCGGCTGCTTCTTCGCGAACTCCTGCGAAAGCTCATGCAACGTCTTCATGCGATTACTCCTTGCCTCCGAACACTTCCTTCATCAGGAACTGTTCGGTGCTCATGGGTTTGGTTCCACCGCCCGACGGAGAGGCCCCGCCGAGCGAATCCTCGGAGACCAGCGTGGAGAGCGCGTGCAACGCCTCGATGATGACGGGGTCGTCCGCCGCACCGATGGCGGCGAAGGCCGGGGCCAGACGCCCCTCCATCTTGCGGTCGAGCATGGTCAACGCGCCGAGGGCGGCCTGTCTGTTGGCGTCGAAGTGCGTGCCCCACCGCGAACGAAGGTCGGCTTCACCGGTGCGGAGAAGTTCCGCCTTGGCGTCTGCCACTTCCTTCAGTTGCCAGTGGGCCAGCGCCTTCGCCTGTTCCGCCGTGACGCCAAGGCGCACGCACTCCTGCTTGAAGCGGCCCTCCTGTGCGGTGTCCACCTGCGTACCTTCAGGCCAGCCGAGGTCGATGTCCTCGGGCTTCGCCGCCGGGTTGATGCCGCTACCGCGCTGGAGTGCCTGCAACGCCTCTTCCGGCGTGCCGAACCCCTTCACCGCCTCGCGCCATGCCTCGGGCATGGACTGCGACCAATGCGCCCCCTGCCCTTCGGCCCCTGCTGCCTCCGTCCCTGCGGCTTGGGCCCCGGCCTGTGTCCCGGTCGCCTGCTGTCCGCCTGCGGCCTCGCCAGATGCGGGTGTGCCAGATGCTCCCGCGCCAGCCCCGGCCCCTGCTGCGCCAGTCTCCGTTCCGGTGCCTTGTGCACCAGACTGTCCGGCAGCCATTGCCACCTGTTCCGTCTGGCTCGTCTCAACGCCCTGCGTACCGGTGTCGGTGGTTCCCTGCCCGGCTGCTGCGGCATTCATGGTCATGGTCTGTCCTCCGTGGCCACGGCACGCATGGCCCGTGAAAGGTTCAAGAAGGCATCCTCGTCCGCGAGGGCGAGGTCGTTCAGCACGTCGTCGGCAAAATCCTTGAGGGCACACTCGCGATGAATGGAACTGTTGCCGCGCCACGCGGGGCGATGCGCACCCAACCTGTCGAGCAGCACCACCAGCACCCGCTTGCCCGCCGGGGTACGCGCCACGTCGCGCAGGTCTTCGAGGTACTGGCGTGCCCGCTGGTCGGCCATGCGCCGTGCGCGAAGCTCGTCAGGGTCGGCCAACAGGTCGCCGAAGGGCGAGACGTCATCCAAAGGCATCAGGCACCACCTCCTGCAAGGTCATGGGCCAGCGTCCCCGGCCCGGTTCGCGTGCCCGCGACCTTGGCAAGGCCCTGCATGGCGGTGATGGCCTCTTGCGCCTGCGCCTCGCGAGCCTTGGCCTCGTCGCGCTGCTGGCGCATGGCGGCCACGTCCTCGTCACTGCGCACCACGCGGCCCGGTGCGCCGATGCCCTTCGCCAGTTCATCCACGGCCTGGTCCATATCCACCTTGTCGAAAACGCCGGGGTCGGCCTCGGCCAGCTGCATCACGTCCATCAGCAAGGCGCGGGTGCTCTCGGCCCCGGTCTGCCGCAACGCCTGCGCCAACGGGCTGATGTAGGAGATGTCCACCACGGCCACCTCACCAAGGGCGTCGGGCGGTGGCGGCAGCATCCCCGCCCTGTCCAGCAGGGCGAAGGTGCGGAAGATGACAGGGGTCAGCACCTTGGCCTCGTAGGCTTCGAGACTCGGCCCCATGAGTTGCAGCCGTTCGCGCTTGCGTTCGAGGTATTCGCCGTAGGTCATGTCCTTGGGGCGCAGTTCCAGCGGCATGTCGGCGAAGTAGCTGGCCATGGTCGTCTGCCTGATGCGGTCGACCACGGTCGCTATCTCCTCGCGCACCTGATTCAGGTCGATGCGCACCTCGTACAGCGGCCCTATGCCGTGCGGGTCGCCCCCCGAGACGGCGTTCTCGCCGCCGGGGTTGACGTTCAAGCGTTGCTTGAAGGATGCAGGTTTGCGCGTGGGCGGGTTGATGACCTTCTGAAGGCCCACCAGCTTCTGTTTCTCCAGTTCCTGCAACTGCTTCACGTCGGGCAGGCAGTCGTCGCCGGGGGCAGAACCGTAGAGGTCGAGCGTGTCGTCATAGGCCGCGAAGAAGTACGGCATCTCGTGGTAGCCGCTCTCCGAGAGCACGTCGTCGGCCCCGGTCGCCTCGTACATGTATGAGGCGAAGGGCATGTTCCGCGCGTCGATGCGCCCGTGCTGGCGTTCCGTGCGGGGGCGCACCACATGCACCACCTCCACGCGCTCGTGCCCCTTGTTCGTTTCGAGCAACTTCACCGTGGCAGACGTCAGCCTGTCGCGCCCGAAGCGTTGTTCCATCTGGCGGGCGGTCAGCTTGAGGCGACGCACCACGGTATCCAGCCCTCCGTCGGCATCGAGTGCCACGGCCCATGTGCCCACAGTGCAACTCTCGAAGCGGCACAGCGCCCCCTGCGAGTTGTCCTGAAAGAGCAAGAGTGGCCCGAAGGCGAGAAACTCCATGTTGCAGGCGTGGATGGCCTGATAGAAGCCGCAGGCACGCAACACGCTGTTGATGCTGGCCTCCACCGTGTCGAGCCATGCCCGCGCCCCGGTGCGTTCGTTCTGCACGTCGTCGCGCAGACTCCAGCGGAACCACGGCAGAGCCGCAGGCGTCATGCCACCGGTCATGCCAGTGGCAGCCACCTTGAGGGCGCGTGTCCCTTCGCGGTTGAGCAGCCCCTTGCCGCGCGAAGCTATGACGTCCGCACCATCCTGCCCCTCGTAGATGCCGCGCATGGGCATCAGCCATTCCGAGATGTCGCGCCATTGCGCCTCACGGCGCTTGCGCAACCCCTCGACGTGCTCCGCCACCTCGGAAAGTTCCTTGAGCAGTGCCGAGCGCATCTAGCCCCCCACCCGACCGAGCAGGCTGTTGCCGATGGTCGATGTGCTCCCCGTGGCCCCAAGGGGCGAGGTCAGCACCGTGCCCCCCGAACCCATGCGGGCACGCAGACGCCGCGCCTCATCGTCGCGCACGCGCTTCGATTCGGGTTCGGCCTCCTTCTCGCGGATGGGCGTAGGTTCCGGTGTCGGCACGTCGGGAACCGAGGGCTTGGCTTTGCCTATGCCTCCGGTCTTCCCCCCCGCGCGACAGAGGCGCACGGGGCCGAGGATGCAGACGAACAGCAGCACGCCAAGCATGGCGCAGACCATGACGAGACGCCCGAACAGGCGACGCAACGAACGGAGCACCTTCATGCGGTCTCCTCCTGTGTGAGGTCGTGAGGTGTGATGACGGAGATGATGCCGGGCACGCACCGCCCGCCGGGATGTGCGGCATTGGCCCTGTTCACAAGGCGGCACGCCCCCGGCAGACGCCCCTGCACCGTGAAGCCCAGCGCGGTGATGTACCGCAGCGCATGGCGGTAGGTCGCCGGGGTGATGCCCGCCAGCGAATCGAAGTGCCCCGTGTCGAAGGCCCAACGCACGAAGGCCAGCCCGATGCGCACGGCATCCGGCTGCCCGGCGCGGAACACACAGAAATGGGTGAGGGCACAACGCCCCGTGAATCCGGTGAGCCATGCCACGGCCACAAGGTCGCCCGCTTCGGTCTCGATGCGCACCAGCCACGCCACATCCGGCCCGGTCACGGCGTGCCAGTGGACGATGGCCGGGGCTGCCACGTCATAGAAGACCGTGGTGGCCAGTCCCTCGTCCTGCATCCGCCAGAAGGGTTCGGCGCGCAGCGCGGGCGGGTCGTCCCGCGTGACGACGCGGCAACGGTAGGAGCCAGTCATAAGGCCGGTCACGACGAGGCCCTCATGTGCCCGAGCGGGTCGTAATCGTCGAAGCCGAGCGAGGTGAGCGCGCCCGCATGGGGGTCGTTGGGCATCCCGCCCACGCTGGCGGCGTAGTCGTCCTCGTCGGGGAAGACGGCCCCTAGCGCCTCGTCCACCTGCCGGGCGAGGCAGTCGAGCATGTCGTCATGCCCGCATACCGGAAAGGCGAGATACTCCTCCTGCACGAACTCCCCGGTCAGGTCACGCCACCGCCCTTCCACATCGCGGTACGACATGCGCCCCGGCAGGAATATGCGCCCCTGTTCGAACAGCGGCACCAGACGCCGGATGCGGTCGGCCTTGGGCATGGCCCCGCCAAGTTCTACGATGTCGAAGTGGTATCCCGTCCTGTCCTGCTCACCCCTGATGTGCTCCACGTCTGCCTGAAGGCCGTACCGCTCGTACCCCACGCACAGCGGACGATGCGCCCGCACCAGCCGGAACAGTTCGCGCGTGCGTTCGGCGAGGTTCAGCCTGTCGCGCACCCCTTCGATGACGTAGCGGTGCCCGTCCGCGCCGAAGCCCACCACCCACATGACGGTGTAGTCCGCAGCGGCCTTCTTGCTGTGCGCCGGGTCGACGATGATGTAGCGGTTCATGCGCTCGCACAGGTCGCGCGAAGGCTCCCAGTAGCGCAGCCATTCGGCCGTGAAGCCTGCCGCGTCGTCGGCCTTGGGGTTCTGGAGCATCTGGCAGCCGAAGATGTACGGCCCCATGTCGCGCCGTTTCGCCGCCAATGCTTCCGGAGAGAGAAAGTGAGGTAGCCCCGTGACCGAACCGTCCACGGTGGCGGGATAGATACGCGGCACCGCCGTCTCGCGGTCGAGGATGTCCTTGTAGGTGTCGCTGAAGTGGTAGCGCGTGCCGATGAAACGCCTGCGGCCGCCATGCGCCCCGAGGTTGTACGACACCGCAAGGGCGTCTGTGGTCTTCCTTATCTGGTCAGGCGTGGTCACGGACTCGGGCGTCACCACGTCGTCATAGACCAGCAGCGAGAAGTGCTTGCCGATGGGCTGCCCGTCCACCAGCCCCCACGCCTCGACGGTGGCCTCCTTGGGGTTGCTCGCACGCTTCACCACGATGCCGCCGTCCAGCGACCATTGCGGTGCATCGGTGCGCGGGTTGTCCCACAGCACGTCGGGGTAGGCAGCGCGAAGCACCGGGTTCTCTTCGAACTCGCGCTTTATCTGCTGCAAGAAGGCCTTCGCCCCTGGCCTGCTATGCGAGAAGATGCCCACCGTGATGTCCGGCGTGCAGAGGATGTCCTGAATGGTCAGGGCGAAGGTGATGATGGTCGACTTGTAGTGCTCGCGTGCCCACAGGTCGAGATGCCCGTCGGGCGAGGCCGCCACCTCGCGGCATCGGGCGAAGCACCAGTCGTTGTCAGCGTCCTTGCGCTTGAGAAGCACCACAAGCAGAAAGAACAGGTCTAGCCTGCCCAACTCCGCCAGCGTGGCAAGCACCACCTGTGCCCCATGCCTGTTGGCTTCGGTCAGTATGGCGCCATACCGGGCATGTGCTTCGGCCCTGCTGGCGAATGGCACCCGTCTCCTGTGCTTATCGCCCTGCATCGTCTCCCTCCGACACGCCCTCGCTGGGCATATACCCGCTGATGGCCTCCACCACGGCAGGCGGCAGGGTGTGGCGCACGTCCACCTCTCCGGTGTGGCGCACCTCCTGCCTGTCGCGCCAGCGTTCCGGGTCGCGGTTGGCAAGCCAGTAGCGGGCGGCCCCGGTGTCGGGGGCCACATGCTTCGTCACCGCCTTGGTCACGCGCAGTTCAGGCCCCACCAGACGCGGTGCACCCTCTCCCGGCACCACCACGAGCACAGGTTCCTTCGTCACCTCCACCACCTTGTAGCCCTTGGCCCGCTTGAGCAACGCGGCCTCCACCTCGCACGAGTCGTAGGCATCGCGCCCCTTGCGGCACGCCTCCGCGAACTCCGGGTGTTCCTTGCGCCACCGCGTGAGGGTCGAACCGTCCACGCCGAAGAGCCGCGCCAGCTGGCGGTCGGTCATGCCGCTCATGGCGATGGCCTCGCGTGCCTGCATGGCATAGGCGGCGTTGTAGCGACTGGGCCGACCACGACGCACCGCGACACGCGCAGAAGCCTGCGCCCCTGCCGTGTCTGCCTTGGTCTTGCGTGTGGTCTTGGTGGTGGTCATGGTCTCTTCGTTTCATCCCCTGCCCCGCACCGGGGGCCACTGAAAGTCCGGTTGCCGCCGCCCGCCGTGGAGCGGACGAGGCGGGAGCTACCCGCCGGGTGAACCGGCCCCGGCAACCGAGGTTCGACTATCGGGCTAGCGTGCCCCCATGAAGGGAAGGAGTTTCGCAGCAAGCCCACCGGCGACTCCGGCGGCTGCCATGAGCGCGGTCAGCACCAGCTTGCCGCCCTTGCGCTGCTGTTCGGCGTCTTCGAGGGCACTCACGCGCACGTCCAGCGCATCGAGCCGCTGGCCCCTGATGACGCACCGCTCGGCAAGCATGGCCTTGATGACGGCGATGTCGGCCTCTATGCGGGCCAGCCTCTGCTCGTCGGTCACGTTCATATCCCCAGCCCGAGCATCCCCAGCAGGATGCGGCCGATGAGGGCCATCTCCTCCGAGGCGTAGCCGAACCAGCCCACCGAGGGGAAAAGGGCCACGAGAATGGGGCGCACGATGACCTGCCACGCCAGTGCCACGCCGCACAGAAGCCCCACCACCGACCGCCACGAACGGACGAATCCGATGACGCCGCCTTGCGACGACTGCACTTCGGCGGTGTTGGTCGCCTGCTGGCCCATGAGCCGCTCGTGCTCCTGCTGCCGTTCGGCGCGGCGGTTGGGCAGCATGTCGGCCACACGGTCGACCACGCGGCCCGCAAGCCCTCCGGTTAGAATGTCGAGCCAGCCCATCACGCCCGCCCGAGGGCCATGTCGCAGCCCCGGCCCACCGTCGCGGAGTCGTAGGGGTGCTGCCCGTTCTCGTGCCTGATGATGCAGGCCACCAGCGCAGGCAGCACACGTGCCACGTCCACGGCTTCGTCAGGTCGCACGCCAAGCCTGTCGGCCACGTGCATGACGTAGGCGTCGGTGTCGTTCTCGGAAGGTGGTGCCCAGCGCGTGATGATCTGGCGTATGGTCTTGAGACCGTGCTTGCGCTGGTAGTTCAGCAGAATGACGCCCATGGCACGGATGCCGTACTCAGGGGTCGAGAAGGTGCAGAAGTCGGGGTCTGGCTGCTCCGGCGTCAGTCCTTTCCACGAGTCGCCGTGTCTGATGTTGCCGGGGTTGTTGTTCCTGATGCCTCTGGGGATTCGCTGGATGGCCATGCGCACTGCTCCGCGTTGTCCCCTCCGGCGCGGGAGGCCGCTGCCCGGCCCACCCGGTAAGCGACCTCCCACGCACTGCCTTGGCGCATCTGAGGGGAGGACTCCGATACGCGAACACCCTACCCCCTGCTTTTCTGCCAATCCGTCAGGGGATAGGCAGGGCACGTCTGGGGATAGGCAGGGCACGCCTACAGCTACTTGACAGGGTTCGACCGCCCGCCTAGTTTAACGGAGAACAGTAGATGCAAAACGGTAAACGCAGGACGGTAGATGATAGCGTCATTCCGCTGTAAGGAGACCCGAAGCCTTTTCGACGGCGGCACGAGCCGTCGCTTTCAGGCGTTCTCCGCAGTGGCCCTGCGCAAGCTCGACATGCTCGATGCGGCGGTAAGCCTGGACGACCTGCGCATTCCCCCCGCGAACCGGCTCGAAGCCCTCAAGGGCGACAGGCAGGGGCAACACAGCATCCGCATCAACGACCAGTGGCGTGTGTGCTTTGTCTGGCGCGATGGCGCACCGCATGACGTGGAAATCGTCGACTACCACTAGGAGGCCCCCATGCGCATTCGCACCCACCCGGGCGAAGTCCTGAACGAAGAGTTCCTCAAGCCGCTTGGCGTCACCGCCCATGCTCTGGCAGTGGCCCTTGGCGTACCGGCCACCCGCATCGCAGACATCGTGCACCAGCGGCGCGGCGTCTCTGCGGATACGGCAGCCCGCCTCGCGCGCTTCTTCGGCACCAGTGCGGCATTCTGGATGAACCTTCAGTCGGCCTATGACCTTTCCATCGTCGAGCGCGACAAGGGGGCCGACCTCTCGCACATCCGCCCGCACGCCAGCGTGGGCACTTCCCTCTCGTGCTGAGGCCTCTCTTCCACGCCCTCTGCTGACGCCTCGTGCTGGCGCTCCCGACGCCCGACTTGCTCCCCGTTCCAATGCCCCGTCTCCACGGGGCTTTTCTTCACCCGCCCTCATCCCTCTGCATTTCCATTTTGCACGCAATCAAGCATAACAATTTGGAATAATTGAAAGAAAACCGCAGAAAAATTGCTGAATAATTGCATATCACAACAGCCTGATATGCTTGACCCTCGTGCCTCTCTGTCATCCTTCAAGCGGTCGCGTCGTCCTTTCAGCCTCACGAGCATGAACTTTCCGTGGAATGTGGCCCTCGCTGTTCCTGACCGCTTCGCGCAGTGCCAATAGCCCAACGCCAGACACCAGAAAGCCCCGCTCAGACGGGGCTTCTTCATCACCAGCACACAAGGCAGATAGCCCTGTTGCACTACCGCATCCCCCGCCAGCCTCCTTGACCGCCCGACATTTTGTCATTACACATTTTGCATGGATTTCGAGTGGGACGAGAACAAGCGTAGCGCCAACATCGCGAAACACGGCATCGACTTCATCGACGCCGCACTCATGCTGGCAGACTCGCCCCTCATGGCCGAAGACGCCCGCAAAGACTACGGCGAGCGACGCTGTCACGCGGTGGGAGAGGTCAACGGTTTTATCCTGCACGTCACCTTCACCATGCGCGGCCAGACGTTCCGCATCATTTCCGCCCGGCGCGCCAATGCTCGCGAAAGGAGGAACTATGAAGAAAAAGCCTGATGAGACCACCACCCGGCTTTCCCTTGCCGAACTGCGCAAGCAGCCCTCCCGCACCGACTGGCAGCGCGTTGCAGCCCTCACGGATGCAGAGATTACCGCAGCCGCCGAAAGCGACCCCGACGCCCTCCCCCTCGACGATGCCTTCTTTGAAGTGGCGCGGCGCATGCCGCCCGCCCAGCTAGGTGCTCGCGAGCGTAGACCGCAAGTCACCCTCCGCGTCGATGCAGAGGTGCTCGCGTGGTACAAGTCACTCGGCAAGGGCTACCAGTCGAAAATGAACGCGGTGCTCAAAGCCTATGTACGTACGCACACCGACCAGCTTCGTACCGACCAGCCCGAACCGCGCGAACAGGATGCCCGAAGCTGACGCACACTGCCCCCAAAAACAGAAAGCCCCGCGCAAGCGGGGCTTCTTCATACTGGCACAAGCAGAACATGAGAGGGTCTCAGACAGCGAGGTCAAGCGGCAGGTCAGAGATGTCTTTGAGCCGATTACCCTCGACCATGACCGCCAGCAGATCCGCGGCATCATCAAAGGCGAGCGCACTCAGTGTTTCTTGCAGTTCATGCAGGGCGAAATGGTACACACAGTCGATGTCTCCGGTGCCCAAGGCTATAGACGCCAGACGGCTTGGCGTGGGTTCTGCCGTGACGACCACGATGTGGGGCAACCGTCCCTTGCGGTTACGCACAAGATTTAGCGCCTCCGAGCGGGCATTCTGGGCGCGGTCGCTACGAATTGTCCATTTACATGAAATGCTTGCATGCAACAGGGGCAAGCCGCCATTCTGCTTGCGCAGGCTCGCACGCGTACTCACGCTGTCGTCGACAAGAAACGCGGGAGCATTGATCGTATCATCGCTTTCGGTATCGCGCACGACCACAATGTCCGGTGTGATGGTGTAGTCGCTGCCCAGTGCTGCGGCTAGCGCAGGGTCATTTTTTGCGGCACGGTCAAGCGCCACAAGATGGGCATATTGTTCATAACGCGCAATCTCAAGCCGATTGCGACCACATACTTGGTGGACGTCCCATGTTCCAGGGCGAAGGTGGCCCAGTTTGAGAAAGGTCTTGCGCACAAAGTCTGCACAGATTCCTTCGAACTGGTTGCCGGAGGTCTGTCCCGCAATCCGCTCACCGATGGTCTCAGCCTTGAGCCGTTCGGCAATACCCTTGGCTATCGCCTTGCTGGTTGTGTTGCTACTGTCCGCATTGCTCACGACACCGGCCTGGTTGATGGTCAGGGTCGATTCGAGCAACGCAGCATGGAACGCCTTGCGGGCTTCCAGAAATGCCGCAGGAGATGTCATCATGCCACCTTGAAGATGCGTTGCGCCGACAGCGCAGCAAAGATTTGCCGACCGACAGCCGCAGCCACCGGCGGCGGAAAGGCATTGCCGATCTGACGATAGGTTGCTGTCTTACGACCTACAAACTGCCAGTCATCAGGAAAGCCCTGAATTCGTGCTGTCATGCGTGGCGTCAGTCGAGGCATCCCCACAAAGTCACGCGGCGGTGCGTCGTCCCACAAACCCATGCCATCAACACCAAGAGCGGCCCATGCGCGTTTTGCGCGGGTCGGCCCCAGGTCGGGGCCGCCATGCTTCTTGGAGCCGCCGACAAGCGTCGGCGCAATTGTGCTGGCCTGCTCGCGCCACCTGTCGGCGCCACGCCAACCGTTGGCCTTCATCAGGTCATGCAGCAGTTCGCCCACTGTGGGCGGCTCGGCCTTGCGCGGCTCCGGCCATGAAAAGTCCGCAGCCAGTTCCTTGCGGATGCCTACGAACACCACACGCGGACGGAGTTGTGACACGCCGTAATCCGATGCGTTGAGCAGTTTCCAGCCGGGAACATACCCCAGCTTCTTCAGCTGTTTTTCAACCTTATTCCGGTAGTCCTCAAAGACCGCATCCAGCAGACCTCGCACATTTTCGAGCATCACAGCCTGAGGTCTGCACTCGTCAACAAGACGGATCGCTTCGGGAAACAGATCACGTTCGTCCTTGGCACCAAGCTGCTTGCCAGCCTTGGAAAAAGGCGGGCACGGTACGCCACCGGCAACGAGGTCTAGGCCCTTGTATGGAGTGCCGCAAAACTCGCGCAAGTCGCCCGTTATAACATTCCATCCCGGACGATTGAGTCTCAGCGTCGCACACGCTGCTTGCTCCAGTTCAATCAATGCTTCGTGATCGAAGCCCGCCGTTTCCAGACCAAGGGCTTGGCCTCCCGCACCTGCACACATTTCTAATGAACTGAACATGAATGACCTTCCCACAGTATAATCCTGTTTTCTGATATAACGGCAACATCTGGAAAGCAACAGCCAGAGATGAGGCTCTCCTCAATGCCCGTGTCCGCCTCAACCCCCAAACGCCACCCTCCCCCCAAAAACAGAAAGCCCCGCTCAAGCGGGGCTTCTTCATGACCGACACACGCGTTACCGTAAGCCTCACCGCCCCCCCCGCCTACCCCCCAACTCCCGCAGCCACCCAGCGTTCAAGCTGCGTCGCCGTGGTCACGGGTCTGCCGCCGATGTAGCGCACCGGAAGGGCCGCCTCGGTGATGAGCGGCTTCAGCACCTTGCGGGTCATGCCCGTGGCCTGTTCAATCTCTTCCCAGCCCACCAGCCACACCCGTGGCACGCGCGCCTCTCGTGCGTCGTGCGTCGCCGTCGTCTCATACATGACTAGCCTTCCTCGATGCCCACGACCCGCGTCGCCTCGATGAACGCGCGTAGCTGTTCGGCCTCCACGCGGTAAAGCGGTTTGCGCACCGTCCCCACGTTGCTGGCCACCAGTTGCCCGGTGCGGATGAGTACCCGCACCCGCTTGGCGTCCAGCGCCAGCGCACGTCCCACCTGCCTAACCGTGAGCATGGTTTCCATGCAGCACCTCCCCGATATGCAGTACGGCAGCCCGCACCCTTTCGTTGCGGAACGCGAGATAGGCCGTGGTGCTCTTGGGGTCTGCGTGCCCCAACGCCTTGACCACCTCGTAGAACGGGTCGACGGGTTCGCCCGACGCCACCCGCGCCAGCATGAACTCGTAGACCATGTTGGCGAAGGTCTTGCGCAGGGCATGGCACCCCACCTTGCCCACGATGCCCACCGACCCGAACGCCTCCTGCAGGATGCGCCACGCCGTCTCGCGGCGTATGGGCCGGTTGCGGGCGTTGCGCGACCGAAAGAGAAAGGTGTCCACATGCCACCACCCGGCAGCGTGCAGCGCGTCAATCTGCCGCCATATGGCCTGACGCGCCACGGGCGCGAGATACACGGTGCGCCCCTCGCGCTTGCCCTTCATGGCCCTGCGCGGCACAGCCACCTCACGCACCACCAGCCCGCCGCGCACCACATCTCGAATGCGAAGCGACAGCATCTCCGAGATGCGGAACCCCGCGTTCACGCCCAGCACGAACAGGCAGTGGTTGCGCACGGCGTGGTAGCCCCCGAAGGCACGGGATGCCCGGCGCACCTCGTCCAGCGTCAGCGGTCGGCAGCCCTTCATGCCCGCGTCTCCTCGTCACGAATCAGGCGGGCCAGGCGCTCCAGTTTCGCGCGTTTCTCCTCGTCCACCAGCCCGTCACCGAACATCAGCCGCATCTGGGCGCACATGATTTCCACGTCAGCTATCTCTGACGCGACCTCCTGCGCCGTCCTGCGCCCCTCGATGTACTGCAACGTGCCGCTCGCGAGTTCGCCGCACTCCTCGCAGCATTTGAGCATCTGCCGCAACTCGCCGAACCGCGCCACGGCCTCGGCATAAATCAGCACTGCGCCGTTCACTGCACCCACGACGGCCTCCGGCCCTCTGGGTTCGTCCCAACCGAACGGACTGTCAGGCTCAGGAAAACACGAGGCATGGCGGCATATGCGGCACCGTATCCAGCCGCCGTGGACAAAATCCAGCGGATTCAATGGTGCCCCACAGTGGGGGCACGTAACGCCCCCCCTCACTGCACCCACGACGGCCTCCGCCCTTCGTTCAGCGCAGCCCGCAACTCGCGCACCCGCGCAAGGTTGCGTTCGCGCATCTCGTCGGTGATTTCCATCGGCTCATCCCCGGTACGCTGCTGGTCGAGTTGCGCCCGCACCACCGCCATGCGCCGCGCCTCCTGCAACCGCTCGTGCGCTGTGCGAATGTCCGCGCTCGTGGGCCAGAACCGCGAATGTGCCCGTGCATCGTCCACCGCGTCGTCGAACTCGCCGCAGGTCATGGCCCGGCAGTCCTTGGCGTAGTCTTCCGCCAGCACGTCGATGCTCTCGATCTGCCGCGACCGCGGATAATGCAGTGCCAGCCGCACCAGCGCGGCCCGCACATGTGCGGCGGTCAGTTTCAGTTCTCTGGCGTTCATGCGCGCACCTCCTTCTGCTTGCGGGCCTCCTCCAGCAACCGCGAATACGTATCCGGCTCTCGCCCGGCGTCAGATGCCGCAGCCTGCACCTCGTCCACGTCCGGCGACTTGAGCCACCACCGTTCGGCAAGGAACCGCTTCAGCCCCGGCGCATAGCCACGCTTCCAGCGCGGTGTCTCGCCCCACTCCTCGATGGCCTGTGTGATGCGTGCCAGCCCCGGCCACACCCGCCCGGCGCGGAGCATCTTGTACGCATCGTGCCCGGCAAGCGGAGCCTCGCAGCGGGCAAGACGGTCGTACAACTCGCGCAGTTCGAGAAACTCCATGCTCGCGTCCAGCGTACCTTCGAGCACGTCGGGCGCTTCCGGAAGCCCCCTGCCGCCCACCCACTCTTCGGCCTCATGGTGTTCAGGGCAAAGCCCGTCCCCACCCTCGGGCACGTCCACACGCGCCCGCGCGCGACCTTCGTTCACTGTACTACCTTGGGGTGTAGTATTCTTACTTCTTAACTTCTTAGGAGAAGGAAGAGGGGTTGACGAACCGTTCCACGCTTTTTCGACGCAATCCAACGCTCCGTTGCTACGGGCGTCAACGTCGTCCAACGCTTCGTTGCGATTCGTTTCCGTGCGGTTGAGCTTGCGCTGCCTACGTGCTTCGGCTGAGGCCTTCCCTGCTACCGAAGCCGCGACCCTCCGCGCCTCACTGCCTGAAACCCACGGGTTGTGCTCCTCCCAGTCATGCAGGCGAAGCCCCTCCGCATCTTCGTCAATCCACAGGCCAAGGCAGGTGGCAAAGAAGCTCCCCTCTTCCCCCTCCCATCCAGCGGCTAGCTCCACGTCTTCACCATCCATACCCCGCAAGTTGCCATCAGGCCGATTCTGCGCCGCCCATATCCAAAGGACTTGAAGAGCCATCACGCCCTCAAGACCTAATCGCCTGATTGTCTTCTTTGTCTTCGGGTGTTGCCAGAAACCGACGGAAATGCGTATGTCCGTATTCACTGTTTTGAACTCCTCGCCATAACTCAACACCAAGGAAATCTCATGCCGGAAACAAAACTCGAACTGCCACACAGACCCGCAACGACCATCACCTACGAAGATGACTGGGTGTATATCCAGCAAACGGGCGTATCAGGAGACGTTGATCGCGTCGCACTGCATTCGGATGACCTTCAAACCATCATTGATTTTCTATGCGACATAGCTGGCATTGGAGACTCTCGCCCCTAGCTGGCACTCTCCTTGCGTTGCCGTTGCTGGCCCTGCCTGTCCGCAGGGCCTTTTTGCTGGCCTACTTCACAGTCCCCCCGGCACGGCCTGTTCCCCCACGCCCACCCGCGCGGGCATCGGCCTAGCCCCTCCGGGCTTGTGGCCTGTCTGAAATGCGGGCAGTCACGATGCCTCATGCCCATGCAACCGCACCCACTCCGTGCGGTACTTGGCGCACGTCTGTTCGCATTCGCGCATGTGGTCTTCCATGAGGGCCGCGACCGTGCGCGGATGCGCCGGGTGCCTGCCTTCCAGTGTTCGCACCGCTTCGTGCAGCCGTAGCAACGTGGGGTAGTCGTCCAGGCATTCGGCCTCGCACGTCTCCCGGTCGGGGGGCGCTTCGCCCACGGGCACGGCCTTCATGCCCAGCGGTTCCAGCAGATAGCCCACCGCCATACGCACCGCCTCTTCCGCCCCTGCCTCCACCCCACGCGCCAGCAGCAGACGCACCCGGTCTAGCGGGTTGCGTTCTGCGTCGTCAGAGATGTCGGGGTTGCGGCAGTAACGGCCTATCTGGTTGTGGCCCACAGAGAAGATGCGCTGCATTCCCGCAAGGCCGAGGGCATCGCGCAGTGCAGCCATCACCTCCCACGACCGCGCCGGAGGCAGAACCGGGGGGCGAGGCGAGGTCATTCCACCCTCGCCACAGAGGGCATGGTGGGTGATGCTGGAGGGGACGGGGGCCACAGGTCGGGACGAAGCGAACTACGCGGAATGCCCAGCTTCTGCTCATACCTCAAGGCCGATTCCGGCGAGATGGAACGTTCACCACGGATGTGACGCCTGACGGTTATGTAGGGGAACCCCGTGTTAGCTGCGGCTTCCGATATGCTGAGCCCAAGAGAACGGAGGTGGTAGAAGAGTGCGTTCATGGGCAAGAATGTTACCTGTGGGTAAAATAATGGTCAACAAAGTTTCCCTCCTGTCACAGGACTCACCTCTTCCCATGTGGTACACGGCAAGCATGGGATTCTATGACGATTTTCTTATAGGCTTGGAGCGCGCGGCGACTGTCACTTACAAGAATCCGCATCAGCTCGCTCTGGCTTTGGGTGTTGAGACGAACCTGATTACTCGTTGGCTCAAACGGGATCGCATCCCCAAAGCCGAAACGATGGGTAAAGTGCTCGACGCTCTTGGTGCGCGCATTGTCTTCCCTGACGCCGCAGCAGTGGGATACAGCCCCTCAGTCTTTGACATAGCCCTTGCCGAAGTGCTGGACAGCTTTCTCTCCGTCCACAACCTCACGCACGAAAAAGCCGCTTCAAGCCTCTGGCCTGAAACGGCGAACGGTGCTGCCAAACTAGGGCGCATACTCACTGCGAAAGAGCCACTCACCCCTGAAGTGCTCATGCAGCTGTGCTTGCTGATGGAAGAAGACCCCGGCAAACTGCTGCGCCTTGCCCGTGAACGCGTCCAGCCGGAAGGTGAGCAAATATCCGGCAACGCCAAGTCCGCTTAACGCTCATCAAGGGCGGGGCAAAGTCAAAGCCACATCGGAAACGCCCTATTCTGCGCTTGATGAAGCGAGATCCAGAAATATATTGAAAGTCGTTGCTTTCCGGGCAGCGGCTTTTTCTGCTTTGAGTCACCACCGCCTACGTCCCCCCATCCTGCCAGTGTAATAGACGCCTCACGTCAGTAGGACTTTTCTTTTTTATCGCGCTTTGATACAGGTTTAGCTATGCTATGTGCCAACCCTTAGGCTCTCCGCACGCACAGAGCGCAAACGGTCTAAGCGTTATATCAGCCGCAATGCTCCGAGTTCGTTTCGCGGTGGGCACGGCTCAAGCATTACTTGGTACCGGCTTGAGAGATTCAACAGGCTGAACCTGTAGATAGCATGAAACCGCTAGCGAGGGAGGAAAAACCATGCAACAACCAGACTACAGTTCATGGGAAAAACGCAAACTCTCAATAGAGCAACTTCGCCTAGACAAGCTGAATCCAAGACTCCCTCTTGCTTCACCCAATTTGCAACAAAACAAAATTCGAGACTACTTGGTCAATAATGAGGATGTCCTTGATATTGCCAAAAAGATAAGCATTGAAGGTTTTATTCCGTTCGACCCTATCTATGCAATAAAAGATGCACATCACTTCACTGTTGTTGAAGGGAATAGGCGAATTTGCGCGCTTCAACTCCTGCATTCTCCAGAAAAAGCTCCTGCCACAAAACAATACCTATTCCGCTCATATGCAAAAAAAGTAAATCTTGAAGAACTTGAGAAAATTCAAATCATCATAGCTCCATCAAGAAATGCAGTAAGAAAAATAATATATTCCCGCCATGCCAAGTCTGGCATGAGAGATTGGCAAAGACAGCAAAAAAATAGATTTGTTGCAAGTGCCATTATGGACGGAACTTCAATAGAAGAGATTGCTAGCGAGCTTGGTGAACCGTTATCTGAAATCCAGACAGCAGTTCTTGAGCTACTGCTTCAGGAGATGTTCACAGAGATAGGTCTTTCTACCGAACATGAGAGCGAAGCACTATCGCAGAAATTCAACCTGTCCACATTCTCTCGCGTCATCAACACTGCAAAATTTAAAGAGGCAACAGGCATCAGAATCATAGAAGCTACGCTCAAAACAGATATGGACGAGTCCCTATTCAAGCGAATCATTCGGCAGATTGTTGAAGATTTGCTAGAGGAGAGGAAAGACTCCAGAAATCTAGGTGGCGTTGCCGAACGTAATGAATACATAGACGCTATCATCAGTGCCGCCAAAGAAGATCAAGCACAAGCCAACGACGACAAACAGTCTATCACTCCGTATGAATATGCCCCTTTCAAAAACCGCATAGCATCTGGTACAAAACCAGAGCAGATACGCGAACCCCGCCCGCGTAAAACGACGGAACGACTGATACCCACGGCAAAAGATTACCGGACAGGCTGCACAAAACTCGACATTCTCTTGGAGCAAGGCAAAAAAATGCCCGCATCTAGCTACACTGTTGCGGGTGCAATGCTCTTGCGAGTTATATTAGAACTTGGCACACTACGAATATTTGACATGCACGGCGAGCTTGACAGGGCTCAGAAAGAGAATGGAAGACCACACGAGCTTTCAAAGAATCTTGAAGCGTTGACCAAAAGGCAACGCTGGTTTGCAAATGAAACAACAAGAACGGATATTGAAGCATTCATTGCAAAGGATAATAAGACTTTTTTGCACCTCGACAGGCTCAACCGATACGCACATGGGAAATATACAATTCCTGACAAAGAGACCTTGCAGTCCCTCTGGCTCATCATCGAGCCAATAATAGACATGTGCGAGGAAAAATAGGCGTCATAAAGCGCATGAAACAGAGGCTCTTGGCTTGACCGTTCCATAACGTGGCATGATTTTTTCGTCAGGCAGTACAAGGTGGGGAGGCGAAATCAACAATTCTCTCCCCTTCCTCTTATTGTGTGCAAAATAATTCAAAGAAAACTCTGTAATACGGCATGGGGCATACATATCACGTATGGAGTCGTGATCATCATAGGTCATCACCCACGAAAGGCCTGTCTCAGAACACATAAAACGCGCCAATCTCGCATGGTCATCATGCCGATAAGCATTTAAATACAACTCTTGACCATAGTTATAGTAAGGCGGGTCGAGATATACAAAAGAACTTCCGCTCACAGCAGATATATCTTCTCTAAGAAAATCTATGGCGTCCTTACATTTTACAACAATATCCGAACGTCTTTTTGCCACAGCAGCAATGCGCCTAGACAATCCTTCCCTATTGAATCTTGCGTCTATCAGCCATTTACCAGTCTGCTTTATGCCTCCAATAGGGTTAGCTCTGAGAATGCCAGACCTGTTACACCTATTCAGAAAAAAAGCAGCGAAGCCAAGTTCTTCTATCGAGTGGTCTTCTCTGTTCAGAAAAACATTCTTTTGGATTTTCCACTCTTCTAGTGTCACAGAAACATCGTTGACTTTTTGCAAAAAGTCATCGGTGCGATTTAGCACCGACCACCAAAACGCATAAATTGCGGAATCAGAATCATTGATTATAAGATTGCTGACATATCCACCCAACAACAGATTGAGGCCCGCACCTGCACCGCCTGCAAAGGGCTCAACATAAGTCTCGCCTAGCAGACTATTGCGCTCGAGCACAGCGGCGAGAAAAGAGGTCAGCGCCGACTTCCCACCGGGGTAACGTAAAGGACTTGCGGTAATGGCCATTCCTTAACTTTATAATTCTTGTTCATCCCAGTCAATCACCCAATCTGGCGCAAACACCAAGCCCCGCAAGGCTTTCAGTCATTTCCCATCTCGCTCCGGCGGGGCTTTCCTCTTCCTATTCCTGCTGCGATTTTACTAAATCGCCTTTCTTGTATATCCATATCTGCACATCATCTATGACAGGTGCTCCTATGGGTATTTCCGCACTCTTCCTGTTCTGTCTCATTCTTGGTGGCGGCTTCTACGCCGGGGTTCAGTGGCAACAACAGCGCACACCTCCCCGTGTGCCCCCCGCGCAGCCTACGCCCCCTTCATACTCACCCCCACCCTACCTCGAAGACCAACCGACCCCGCGCCGACAGCCAGCCCGACGCAAGGCAGACTGGCCAGCCTCTTCTAGCCGTCAAACAGAACCAGAACGCTACGAGGCCAAGCTGCGAAGCGACCCTGTGTTGCTCAACACACTCAAGGCCGAACTCATGGCACGAGAGCACCACCTCATGCGGCTGCTCAACAACTTCATCGAGGGCAACACAGGCCAGCACATGCAGGCCGACCCGTTCTACCTCTACCCAGAGATTGCCAGCACCAGCCCGGAAGACTTCCTCAACACGCTGGGCACACGCCTTCAGCACACCAACTTCCCCGACCTAGCCGACGACGGTAAGGGGTGGGTCTATGTTCTTGCAAACTATGCCATGCCCGGTGTGGTCAAAATCGGCTATTCCACAAAGCCAGCCCTACGCGCCGCAGAGCTATCCGTCTTGCGCACCGTAGATGAGAACGGGCTTAGCGTGACCAACCGGACATCACTCCCCCGCCCCTTCAAGCTCCAATTCTGTGTGTTGCGCCCTAACGCTCGCGCTTCAGAGCAATACATCCATGAACTGCTCGCCCCCTACAACATACGGGAAGAAGGAGGTATGGCAGGTACGGAGTTCTTCGCCCTGTCAGTAGAGCAAGCTTACGACGCGCTCTACTACACCTTCCCAGATGACACCTTCCACTTTGCCGCCTTTCACGACTCATGCTTCTTCTTCGGTAGAAAGGTCGACACATTACAGTGACGCTTTAAATATGAATTAGGAGGTGCGTATGAATCTTTATGATCGTTTTTTTAACGGAGAAATTCAATTGTGGAAAACGTATTGGATTGGATTAGTTGCCGTCAACGTCATCACCCAACTCATTATTAAAATATTGTCCAACGCAAATGCTGATTTTATGCTGATATTGATCATGAGCATATCACTGCTCCTATGGTCAGCAGCAGCCTTAATTGCCACATGGAGAAGCGCAAAAAAGTATACAGGTTCTATTTATTTCAAATCATTAGCACAAATCGCTGTTGTATTTGGGTGGATATCTCTTTTCGCAAACTGCAGCGCGGTGCTTGTATATTTTAAAAATCAGTAGCGTACGCTGAAAACGATAAAGGCAAACTCAGTCTTCCGCTGCCCCGCTCCGGCGGGGCTTTCTTTTTCCTCAAATATTACCTGAACGATTTTTATCTTGACGATTATTTACCACTAGGTACAATTCTCCACATCAGCCACCCACCACGAGCCGAACACGGCGCGCCTGCGGGCCGCCAAGTAGGGGTAACCGGGGTGGGGCGGTTGGTACCGTCGGGCGACAGGGAAACAGGTAACGCCGGGCAAGCGGTCGCGGGCTCACCCTCCCACAGAGGATGCGGGGGCACCGGGCAACCCAACCGGGCCAGAACCTGAAACGAACGAGGCCCATACAGACGGTCGGCACGATGAAACGCCAAGGAGGACTCTCATGGACGCGTATGCCTACAGCATCAGAGACAAGGCAAAGACCCTCGCTTACGAAGCAAGACGCTTCCCTGCGGCAGCGGAGACAGCCCTAGCGTGGCTCGACAGGGCAGAGGCTTTTGCAGAACGGCGTGGCCTTTTCCAGTTGGCGGACGAAATCCGCCTCGCCGCAGCAGAAGCGGCAACGGCGGGAGCGTCTGGCTGGTTCGACGTACCACAGGAGCAACGCCATGCAGCAGCGTAGCATTGCCCCTAGCACCGTCTGCGCGCCCGCCCCCGTTGCGATAGCAGCCCACATCATCCGCTACCGCAGCGCCCACACGGGCCGTGTCTACACGGGCACATCCCTTGCCGAAATCTTCAAGGCCGTGCGGGCAGATATGGAGAAGCGCCATGCAACAGCATAGCCTCACCCGCCGCACGCTCTGCGCCGTCGCCATGCTCGCGGCCCTGTTCTGCCTCTATGCCGCGGGCGATGTCCTCTCAGGGGGTGCGCTATGACCCGCGAAGAGTTCGACGCCGCGCTCGACCGCATCTACAGCATCACTGACACGACAACACAGGTCGCGCTGTCAGAGGTGCTCGGCATCCGGCAGTCCAGCGTGTCCGATGCGCGCAAGCGCAACTCCATCCCTGGGGCATGGCTCGTTACGCTGGTCGACCGTTTCTCCGCGAACCCGGCTTGGATTCTCACAGGCGAAGGGCCGCGCTACCTGCTGCCTAGCGACTCGCGCGACGAGATGGCCCTCGCGGAAGAGACAGTCGCGAAGATACGCGCCGAAGCAATCGCAGAGGGCCGACGCGCAGCCCTAGACGACCTGACCACAGACGCCGTGGTCGACATGCTGCGCCAGCGGCTGCCACAGGGCGCGGCCCTGCACTACTCCGGCGAGGTGGCGGCATGAAGGCCGCCCCACGCGGGGCGGATGTGGCCCTCGTCGTCACCTTCCCCCTTGGGGTGGTCGGCCTGTTGCGAACAGAAGCGGCCCTTATCGGTGGCAGCGTGGCCGAAGTCATCGCCCTGCGTGTCATGTCCAGCCTCGCTGCAGAAGACCTGCTCGGCAAATGCGAGCAGTGCGGCGCGCCACTCATACCCGGTTATCCGGGCAGCATCTGCCCGGCGTGTTCCGGGAAGCAATCCGAGAACATCACCCATCACATGAAAGGAGAACACCAGTGAGCATCCCCCTGAAAATCGAAACACTGGCAGGTGGCGCGGTCGTCGAAGCGCTCGAGCACGAAATCCAGAACATGCTCAACAACATCGCAGACCCGAACACCGAGGCCAAAAAGCCCCGTGAAGTGCGCCTCGTCATCAAGGTGAAGCCCAACGAACACCGCAACATGGCCGACGTGCTCGTGCAGACAAGCTCCAAGCTCGTGCCCGCCGCGCCGCTCGAAACGTCCATCCTCATCGACCGTGCACATACGGGCGAAGCCGTCGCCGCCGAGATGTGGGCTGGCGAGGTTCCGGGGCAGGCGCCACTGCCCGGTGTCGATGTCCCCACCGGAAAGAACGTGACCAACTTCAACGCCCACAAGGAGGCCGCCAATGCTTAAAGACCTGCTCAACCGCGTTCTCGAACTCCAGAACCCCACGCCGCTGGAACTTGGCGGCAAGCTCTACACCACCAAGTCTGTCGTGCCCGTCAAGGCACCCGTAGCAGAGACGCTGCACGTGGCCACGCTCACCGGGCTTGTCGACTACCTCAACGACAACGTGGACAAGCTCGACCTGCCGAACACCATCATTCACATCAAAGACGAGAGCACAGTACGCGTGGTGTCTGCCCTGTATGGCGACTTCCGCCAGCGTGAGACGCTGCTCGTCGCCGAAGCCGACCTGCTCCAGATGCAGTTCGGGTCATGGATAGACAGCGAACGCTTCAACATCTTCATGCAAGCGTGCTTCCTGCCCGACGAGGCGACCCACCGCGCCGAAATCCTGCGCATCATCGGCAACATCCAGCAGGGCGCAACCATGAACGTCCTCGATGATGGCGTGTCGCAAGAGACCGTGGTCAAGACCGGCATCGCCCGTGTCGGCAACGCCACCATTCCCAACCCCGTCACCCTGCGCCCCTATCGCACGTTCAACGAAGTGGAACAGCCCACGTCGCAGTTCGTGTTCAGAATGCAGGAAGGTCCGAAGTGCATGCTCGTTGAGGCCGACGGTGGCGCATGGCGCAACGTCGCCCGCAAGAACGTGAAGAACTACCTCGAATTCGAACTCGCGCAGCTCGGAGAGGACGCCCCTCGCATCATCGCCTAGCCCCTCCCACCACCTGCGGCGACCGGCGCGCCTCCTTCCTGCGCGCTGCAACCTCCACTGGTCGCCGCAGGTATTGGCGAGAAGGCGACATGGCCAGCGGGCGTGGCATACACGATTAACGCTCAAAGACGAGGAACGAACCATGCAACAGACGCAAGACCAGTTCGACGAAGCAGTCACCAAGGCATTCCGCGATGCGGCGGAAACACAGCGCATCCTGTCCTTGCCCTACATCACTGCCACAGAGGCAGCCAAGGTCTACCCCATCGGCAAGTCCACGCTCGACAAGATGCGCGCCAAGAGGACGGGCCCCGTGTACTTCCATGTCTCCGGCAAGGCCAATGCCTTCTATACCCACGAAGACATCCGCACGTGGCTCAACAAGCATCGTCAGCGGGTGATGTAGGCAACTCGGGCAGCAACGCCATCGCGTCGTGTTTCGTGTCCGGAGATAGCTTCGAATACCGCTTCGTCATCTCAAGCGATGAGTGCCCCATCAATACGGCTATCGTATAGAGGGGCACTCCTCGTTGGGCAAGCCACGAACCGAACGTGTGCCGCAACGTGTGAAAGACGACCTTATGCCGGGCATCGGTCACGCCGTCGTTGAAAAGCTCATCGGCCACGCGCGAGAACACGGACGAGATGTATCGAACCCTTCCCCCACCTCTCTGCACGAAGACGAATTCCTTCGCATCCCGGCCAGCGCATCTGGCACCGAGTATCTCTTTCACACCAGCCGTCATGTAGGCGGCCCTCGTGCCGGCCTTCGCGTCCATGACGTCGATGACCCCGTCCGCCACGTTCACATGCCCCACCTGTAGGCCCAGCACCTCGCCAAGCCGCATGCCGGTGTAAAGAGACAGGTACGCGATGTCGTGCCACTGACGGCTGCGCCTGTGGAGTGCGTGCAGCAGGCTCGCCGCCTCCGCCTCGGTCAGAAAGCGGAGACGCGCCGCATCGACCTTGGGCATCTCCACCCCGTCGGTCGGGCTCGTGCCGGTGTAGATGCCCCACGCCACGCACTTCCTGTAGACCTGCCGCACCAGCGCGATTGCATGTCGTATCGTCTGTGGCGACAGCCCCTTCTCCGTCATCGACCGCTTGAGCTCCTCGATGTGGATGGGCTTGATCCTGTCCATCTTCGCATCCCCGAAGAGAGGGGCGATGTGGTGCTCGAAGTACCCTCGCATGTGACTTTCAGACGACTTGCCTTTGGCATGAACCGTCAAGTATCGCTCCAGGGCATCGCGAAAGACAGGCATCTCGTCGCGTGCGATGAACCGCCCGGCCTCGACCTCCTTGACCCGCTCAGCCCGCACACGAGCGGCATACGCGGCGTTGACGCCTTCGCTCTTACGCCCTATTGTCTCCCACACTTTCTTGCCGCCATGGCGGTAGGCTATGTCGAAGGCGATGTCCTGCTTGCCAGACACCCGGTGAATAACGAGTCTTTCGTATACTCCCGGATACTTAGTAGAGCTTCGCTGACTGGCCAT